CCTGAGCGTTGTCGTATGCAAGTGCGGAACCTTCGTTCTTTACTGGTGCAGCCGAGAAGCCGGAAAGCTTTGTCTCTTCTTCAAACGAACGCTCAGAAGTCTCTGTTTCGTAGATTTCTTTGTGCTGTTCGCCGTAAGTGGAGTACTCCAAACCGAACAAAGCGTTCAGGCCGGGAAGAAGCTCTTTAAGTAGTTGTGCGCGTGAAATAGCCATTTATATGCTCCTTAAACGCCAACGGCGGTGTCATAAGCATGCATACCGAAGTTGAACTTTACGATCACTTCAGGATACAAAGTGTTGCCGCCAGAAATGTAAGCGGTATCAGGCACAACGTCAACAATACGAATTGTCAATGAATCAGTTGTAGCTGTTGTAGCATTCAAAGCAACTTGTGAGTTACCAGCAGCAGTGATGCTTGTGTTGTTTACGATGGTCGCGTTTTCGCCAACGGAAGTGTACTGAACGCCAGTAACAACTGTTGTGCCAGAAACCACAGCAACTTGGAACAGAGCATCTGGATCATCACAGACATAAGCTGTAATAAAGCCGGTTGTCACTGTTGTGCCACCAACAAAGTTCTGTTGGAATTGCAGTTGACCTGTGCTTGGATTAATGAATTCACAACCAAGAAACACGCCAGCGAAGCCGCCAGTGGGTTTAGCAGTTGTAGCAGCCGAGCGAGCAACGGTACCGTCGTTCACACGAACCAGAAGGTCGCCATAACCGATAGATGTCGCGTAAGCACTAGCGATACGCATTTTACGCGTAGCACCAGCAAATACTTGACCACCAATCAGGTTAATTGGCTTAAAGCCGTAAGGCTTGTCGATAGTTGGGTAAGCCATATTTAACTCCGAAGATTAATTTAAGAACCTTTACCAAAGCTTGTCGAAGATTTGCTTTCTTTAAAGATAGGCATTCTCGCGTCACTCTGGCGCATTAAGTTGTTGTCTACAGAATCCGTCTGTGATTGTGTTTGCTTCGCATAGTGTGCGTTACGTTGATTCACAAACTCAGTTGGTGTCTTGCAGAGCAATAACCCGTCAATCTCAATATTGTCTTTAAAACGACTATCGGGATCAACTAGCAGTTGAAACTTCGGTTGTTCCTCTATCTTGACTGGTTCCCAGCCCTCTCTCAATTTGGATGAGAGGTTACGGGGGTCAGCTTTGCCTAGAGTGGCAACACGTATCCATCTATAAGAATACCCAGCCTGTTTATCTGGCTCAGGAAGCAACTCCGCTGGTGCCCACTGCTTAGGGCGCTGTTGGGTTGCACGGGTCTCTAATTCACGAGTAAGTCGATTTTCAGCCATTTTAGTTCTCCAATTTGATTGCTTCACGGGCATACTGTTCAGGGGTCAAACCAAGTTTTTTGGCAAGCTGGATTTGACTAGCCTTTAGCCTAACCTTATTAGGCGAGGTACTCCGTGTAGCCGGAGCGACTACTGTGCTTGATTTTGTACGGGGCTGCGAAGCCTTCGTTTCTGTTTCAGAGTTTTCAAAATTCTCTGAAAACCGTCTGCGAATTGTTTTGTCCAATGTCGCATAATATTCATCTGAACCAACAACTACACCGTTGCGTTTAAGTTTCTCATGGAGACCTAAAGCAGAGGCGGTCATCTCTTCATCTTGACCAAACCAAGGATTGCGCTCTTGCCACGCCATCGCTCTACGATCTGGTTGATTAGGAGCTGGTTGCCGTTCTTGTTGCTGTTGTACTGCAAATTCTTCTTCATGTAAAGTGGTAGGGCGAAAATTCTTAGCGGAGTGCAATCTAAGGTTGGCATCCTGCATCGCCTGTTGCGCATCTACCAAACGATCACCGTCACCTGAATCATAGGCTTCACGGTAAGCTTTCTTTGCCATTTCCAGTTCCATAGCCGCAGCATTCTGGACTGTAGTGGCGTATTCCTTCTCACCAGCGTTGTACTGTTCCTTTAACCGTTTATTCTCTTCAGCTACTCGACGGGCAAAGTTAATTGCTTCTTGCTGTTCACGGTAGGCGGCTTCCTTGGCTCGGCGTTCATCATGCCAAACCTTTTTCATCTGCTTTAGGCGAACCTTAACCTTGTCGGAGTACTCTTCAAGCTCGTCGTTCTCAAGCTCGTCAACTACTTCCTTTGGCATAGGCTCGCGCCCACGGTCTTGCTCAGGGGTGTCGTCTTCGACTTCAATCTCAAAGTCATCCTCAACTGAACCCCCTTTTGCTTTAGCTTCCTCGATTTCATCGGGAAACTTGAATTCGTCTTTATCCATTACCTACTCCTTATTTGCGCTTGATACCGCGAGGATCAGCAACTACGCCTTCCACCGTATCATCGTTGATGAGTCTAAATTCACGTCCGTGAATCACAAGTCTTGAGCCAGCGTTGGGGCGAACCAATACAAAATCGCCTTTCTGGCACCAAGGGCCGGACGGAAACTTGCTCACGTCTTTGTAGCAGTCGGGGCCGAGATCAACTACGAAAAGAACCGTTGTGAGGATTTCTTCGTTACGAACTGTCTCGTCAGCTTTGACTAAACCACTGTCGTACTCTTTTTCAATCTCAGGAATAGCGCACAGAATGTGGTATCCAGAGGGGCGTGGGAGCTGTCGTGCTTTCTCTTCTGCGGTGGCTTCAGAGCTATACATACCAACTACTTGTGGGTTATTGGGGTTTGAGCCAATAAGGATTTCACTCATCCGAGTTCTCCATACGTTTTTTGAGGTCAAGGGTATATCCCCGTGCAATGGTAAGACCTCGAATCTCACCGCACAGTCTTTTGTACTCCTCATACGATGTTGCATTACCGCTGCTCACGTATTCCGAGAGTTGTTGTACTTTCTCATCAATGTCTTTGACGATGACTTCAAATGCGTCCATTAATCACCTTTTGTCGGTTTGTTACGCTGTTGGGCTTGCAACCGCATTTGCTGTTGTTTTAAAGAGACATCTGCACCAATTTTGATACCTTCAGCCTGTTGTTTAGCTTCGGTGGCGCGGCTTTCTTGCTCAACAAGCTTCTTATCTTGCTCAGCTTTGAGGCCAATCCGTACACCTTCAATCTGTGCTTGGTTATCCACGCGCTCTTTGTCAATCTGCAACTGCTGCTGTTTAAGCTGGGCATCGGTTGCATCCTTCTGCTTCTTACGCTCCAACTCACCCTGCTTGAGCTGCAACTCTGCTTGCTGCATTTGGACAAGTGGGTCTTGCGCTTGGGCTTGAGCCTGCTGTTGGGCAACCTCTTGTTGGTTCATTTGTAGTAATTGCTGGGCAGCTTGCGCCAAGAGAGGTGAGAGTCGTGCTTCAACTTCTGGACTCATATTCACATCTTCACCAGACTCGTCTTTCTGCGCTGGTAAGTTCATACCCAACTGTTGCTCGATCTGCTTGCGGTACTCCATACCCAAGTGCTCATTAATGTGATTCATCATCCCAGCCTGAATCTGCGGAGCCATCGGGTTATTCTGAAGCAACTGCGCGATTTTTGGGTCTTGCATCGCAGACATGTGCACAGTCATATGTGCTTTGTGGTCTTGGTACAAAAACGCCTTGACCGGCTTCATCATGAGTACGTTCTGGTTCTCACTGACTGGGTCTGTCGGCTTCTGATCCTAATCCATTGGAATGAGTTTCTGTACATCCTTAATACCCATCACATCCAGCATCTGACGGTGCAACAGAGGCATGTTGTACATCTGTGGCGCGCCCTGAGCCAATTGCAGAACTGCTTGATACTGCACAATCTTCTGTGCCATTGTGCTGGCGTTCGGATCACTTACCGGCACTACGTCTACGTTGTCGTAGTCTGATTTCTTAGCCATGCGGTCGCCCTCAACCGGGTCATAGCTATAGTCTTCAGGTGTGTAGTCAGCAATGATCTTCTTAAGTAGGCCAAGCTCACGCTTCATCGAGTAGTGCACTCGCGCCTGAACAGCCGACATCACCTTGAGAGTACGTTCCAAGATTGCTAGCGTCGTACCCACTGGGGAGTTAGCCGACATGTCGCTAATCTGTAAGTCTGCTGTGTTTGCAAACCTGCGACCATCTTCAACAATCTGATTCATCAACCCAAGCAGAACCTGTGAAGGCTCTTTGTATGGCAGGGGCATCAGGTTTTCTTTCAGCGTGCCGCTCGGTACATCCATGTCACGGAATTCACCGGGAGCAATAGGTGTGTCGTCGCCTTTAATCCGAGCACCACGAGTCTTAAATCCACCGGGTAGGTTGCTTAAAGTACCAGCATCAACAAGCTGACGGATAAGAGAAGTACCAGACTTAGCAAAAGCACCAACAAGATGAATGAGGCCAAAGTAATAAAACCCAAAGCCCGGGACATAGCCGTAATGCACCAAGTGCTGGCGTTTCTGATGCGTGTCATCGTCCGGCTCCCAATTGCGACGAATAGATAGAATTGTGTTGCTGCCTTGCTCAAGAGTCACGATGTATGGGAGTGCAATGCCTGTAGCCTCACCATCTTCCTCATGCTCATAGCCGGGCAAGTCTAGGTTGACCTGCATCTCAAGAAGCTTATATCGCGCATCTGACGTAGCCCGGAACCCAAGCTTCTCAGCGATTTTCTTCTCAACTTCATCCAGTATATTGTTAGGCTCACCAAGGTCAACGTCAAGATAAAACCCACCAACCTGCAGCTTGCGTAGCTCATTAGGAGTCTTACGCATGACGTGTGTTACGCGCTCAGCGGTCTCAATGTTCGACGCACCATATGGCACAACAATATCTTCTGCTGCTACAAACAGTGATGTCTGACGACCAAGTGATGGGTCAAAATACACTTTCTTAAACGCATTACCCGACAGACCCAAGCCCCACAACATACGCTCGTGCTCTGGGCGATACTCCTCCATCACATCCATCAACTGATAATTCATATCGGCTTGAACGCGCACGGCAGCTTCTTTTTTAGCTGGTGTTTCTTTACCGATAATCTGAGTCTTGACCGGCCCAGCAGCAGGGAAGGTTGACATCATCGTTTCAGCTTGGAACTTCACAAGCGCTTCAGCTAACAACGGGTGATACACACCGCAAGCTCCGGGCCAAGGTTCTGTACGCTCTTCGATCTTTAAACCCAGCAACTCAAGACCATCAACATAAGTCTGCAACCAATCACGGCGCGAAGCTATATCATCATCGAAGTCACTAACCAACTCATTAGCCAGACTCTGAAGTTCTGACTCGCTCATCTCTTCGGCTAAGTTAGTATTAAACTCATCCTCGGACTCTTCCTGAGTAATTTCAAGGATAGGCTCACCGTCCAGACCAATCGTTACCGACTCGGGGTCTTCAATCTCAATCTCCAGCTCCGGGCCTTGGTTCATCTCGTCTAAAGCTTCGAGACCTTGGGGAGCTGCGTACAAACCTTTTTCAATAGCCATAATCTGTCCTTAATAATACGCAGCTTTTCTGCGACGGAATTCTCTAACTTCATCCTGCTCATCAGTAGCAAGTCGAATGAACCCGCCCCGACGAAATCTCATAAGTGCTTGCGATGTAGAGTCCACCAAGTCATCATGCTCACCTGACGGAAACGATGCTACTTCTTCCACGAGCTCTTCAGCCCAGTGTGTATTCGGCACCCACACCAAACCAGACGCAAATATGTCTGCTACGGAGTTTAACCGGGCTATCTTGTCATTACCACGGCTCGGTGTATATTCTTGCACCGGAATACCCATAGCTCTTAACTCAAACACCAGCGGAGCACCGGAGGCCTTAGCCTCAATTATCAGTGCATCAGGATCCCACTCTTTATACTCATCATACGCTTTCTTCTTGAGCTCAGGAAACTCCATGCGCTTCTTTATCGCATTGAGCAAGATAATATTCGCTTGGTTTAACCCCGTATCGTCCGGCTTATAGAACACCCCCCACGTCGTGCAGGCTGAGTAGTCACTGCGCTCTGTCTTTAGGAAGGCCGTATCCCAGCTTTGAATGAGGAAATCACAGTACGGAGGGTCATCATCTTCCCAAATCTTCCACCATTCACGCTTAATAATGGCAGAAACGTCACTTGTGGGCTGTTGCATGTACTGAGCCATCCACTTCCCGTTCGGAAGTTCGGATTTCAGCGCGGATAATTCCTTTAATGACCAAAATTCAGGCCAAAGTGGACGTCCAGAGGGTAAAAGTGCAGGAAATTCGATTACTTCCCACTCTTCACCACTTCTTTGAGCCGCTGACTTAAGCACCTGACCCGTCAAATCCTTCTTTGACCACCTTGTCATCACAACTACGATGGCTCCACCCGGCTGGAGTCGCTGCCGTGGGCCTGATGTATACCACTCGTACGTTTTATCGTACACCTCAGCGTTAGTTTCGGCTAATGTCGCCTCTTGTTCTGAGTGTGGGTCGTCAATAATGAGCAGATCAGCGCCTTTACCTGTAACAGCGCCACCCACACCAATAGCAAAGTAGTCTCCGCCCTTGTTCGTCGCCCAGCGTCCCGCAGCTTTAGAATCGCTTTGTAGGGCCACACCGGGAAAAATGTCTTTATAAACATCGCTGTCTACCAAGTTACGTACTTTCCTACCGAAACCCACAGCAAGCTCCGCCGTATGGGATGTCTGAATGACTTTCTTGTCCGGGTAGTTACCCAGAAACCAAGCTGGTAATAGATAAGAGGCAAACTCGGACTTGGTATGGCGAGGTGGCATGTTAATAATTAGCCGTTTACACTCACCACGCGCCACTCTCTCAAAGGCCGCAGCCATCTTCTTGTGGTGCGCACCATGAATAAAGTTAGGCCAGACGTAGTTTGTGTACGTCATGAAACTATCTCGAGCCTGAGCAGTAACCGTCAGCTCTTCACGCGCAGCAATTAACTCACCCAATTTAGCCCTAATCTCAGGCGGCAGGAGATGTTTGTTAGCCTTAATCTGTTCTAGGCGCTCAGGGTTGAGCATCGCTTACCCCGTCTTTCTGTTCTTTAGTTTCAAACCCTAGGTCCTCGTCATCTAAGTGCAGCAGACTCTCTAGCTCTTTCTCGGTCTGAGTCTCTACAACTTCAACGGGTCCCATGTACTTCTCAAGCAGGGTCTCAAGCTCGTTGTCAATCTGGTCGATGGTGCGGTGCGTCACATTAACTTCTAGGCGGTCACTAAATAACCCAACCCCAGCAGTTTTACCTAAGAGCTCCAACGCCTTTAGACGCACTTTAGCATCAGGGTCAACTGTCTCTATTAGTAGTTTATTAGTTACATACGAGCGCAAGCGGCTGGCGCTGTTCAATAAATCCCGGTCGTACTCAGACAAGATAGCTTCTAGATGTACTAGGCTTCCTGCATTACTTTCGGTGATTTTGATACTGTTACTACCTACTGCTTCTCGGGCAGTGCGCCGATCATCCTCAGTCACTTCCACCTCACCGCCAAGTGCGATGATCTCTTTAATAGTCTCAACCGCTGCTTTGGCACGTTCCCTAAATTGTTCAATCTCTTCAGGCGTCGTATCAAAAGGCAGGGGTATACCTGACTCAGGTGTAACTACTATAGGCATAGGTGTTCAGTGCTGTTTGTGGCTCCGATGGCGCAAGTATACAGTATTAAATAAAAAGAGGTGTGGGTTCGATAAAGCACGATTATCCATTAGAAGATAAAACACTAACTAGGGGTAGCGAAGAGTGCAGGTGCCTGCCAAGGAACCTAGGTCTGCTAAACCACCCCGTACCATCAGGTCGCTAACACCTGACCCCACAAAAATAATATACCCCAATCCGGGGAACCTTAAAAGAGTACCGGGGGGTGTTCTGTGGGATTATGTTTTGTAAGGCTTAGGAAAATTTAGTAGGGGGTGGGGGTACTAAGTTTTGTTTATGTGCTGTAGGCGTACTAAGTTTAACTTTGTAATTCTTGTAGAGTTGCTATGTAATGTGCAAAACACAGCACACAGTGCCGACGGGACTCCTAACACCATTTTGGGGTGGTGGGGGTCGCTCCAGCGTCCATCCTGAAATCGTCAAGCCCTGCCCTGTCCAATCATGTCTGACATTATCCAAGCCAAATCCCCAAAGCCTTGTGATAATCATACAATAGAGCTATAATAGAATCTCAGTAGCCAAACGGGTTACTGATTAAAACAAACCTAAAGGATATATCATGACTATCAAGAAAGCCTCAGCAGTTAAGACAACCGTCAAATCTTTCAACGCTGTTGAAACTGCAAAGCTAGCCGCAGACTGCAACGCCAAAGCCGGTACTTTCTCGGCACTAGCTAACGATCACGCTCAGTCCATTCACAAGTACGTTAAGAAAGCAGGGCTCACCGTTGGCACAATGAAAAGTGACTGCGCTATTATGGCGGGTTTTGTAAGTATCGCTGTGAAGACTGCACAAGGGGAAGTATTAGAAAACCTATGCTCTTCTTTTCGCAAGGCTTGCAACACCGGCTCGGCATTCAGTCACAACCCATCAAGAGACGCAAAGAAAAAAGGTGCAAAGACTTCCAAGAGTGCCGAGAGTGCTGCAGTTGTGAAACTGACAATTGTCAAAGACTCAGACATCAACGAGGTTGCACAAGGTTTGCGCGAGGCGCTCGAG